CGATCCAGCTCGGGGTGGTGCAGGCAATGAGGTTGATCCAGGGGTTTTGGACCTCATCCGAGCCGGAATGCTTCGTCGATTTTTCGAACGATCCCTGCTTCCCGTCCCAGAGCGAGACGAGCAGGTCAACCATCTGCTTGTCGTTCGGGTCCAGCAGATTGCCGAATTCCGAGGACTCCAGCGTCATTGCTGACATAGGGTGGTATTCACCGTTGTACTCGAAGGCTTCGGTGGATTCGGCAAACGCCTCAACGAGGGCTGGCCAAGTCACCACATCCGGGCCGAACTTTGCGCCCGGCACACGGCGGAGCAGGTTCATCGCCACGCCGGCTGTTGTTGACTTCGATACGATGCCGGGGGGCGCCACAAGGCAGATGTAGAAGTTCGGATACCACCGGAAATAGGCCTGGTCGATCCAGACCTTGCGCCGAAGGGCTCCAGCTACCGCAGACACACCTGCCCAGAAATACATGTGTCGCGGAGCTTCGCCAAAGGAGGCGTAATCCAGGAAACTCGAAATCCAGTTCCCAAGCTTTCTCGCCATGTTTTTGTCTCCGTAAAGCCCCCGAAGGGGCGCGTGTTAATCGCAGTCGCCCCAAGAGGTGTCGGAGGTTTTGCAACCGACAGGTATAACAAGAGGGTCACTGTAGGGCAAGGGGATTTCTGCGAGTTCGATGACTCGCTTGGTCAAGTGCTCTGCCTTCGCTGTAGGGAATTGTCCAGCGAGCGAATCGTGGACCTGGAGTAGAATCTCGATTTCAGGCTCTTGCTCGTGAATTGCCACGTAAGCACGATTGATGAGGCAGCCCACGGTCGACTGTGGAATCCAAGCGGCCGCGACGTTGAAGATCGTGCCTTCGAAGCGTTCAAGGAAGTAGCGACGATAGCCGAAAATGTTTTCAACCATGCGGCGCTTTGTGACTTGATCCTTGAGGTCATCCTGCCACTTTTTGATCCGCGAGAACTTCCCGAGATACCAAGCCTGGGTTTTCTCGGCCTCGTGGACAGACAGACCAAGCCGCTCGGCAAGACCTTTAGCCGTGCCCAGGTAGTGGGTTCCATGACAAAAGGCTTTGAATAGCTGACGGCGCGGATCTTTTTTCGACATTGATGGGTCATGGTAGAATTCCTTTGCAACTTCTGTGTATGGATCAAGCCCCTCGCGGAGCATTGCTTTCATCTCCGGCTCATCTGACTCCCAAACGACAATTCGAAGGTCAGCCGAACTGAGGTCAATGTCGAAGAAGGTGTTTCCTGGGTCCGGCACCACCATGCTTCGAATGTTTGGCAGCGATAGCCGATCAGAGTCTCCTCCCTTTGGGATATTCTGAAAATTAAGTCCGCTTCCGAAGGCGTTGGCAGAGGAGCTGAAACGATAGGTATCAGTCCCTGGGATTGAAAAACTTGTTCGCATTCTCCCATCAACATCGCAAGCTGCTTCAATGAAGGTTGAGCTGAAAACTCCAAGAGAGCGGAGGTCTTGAATTTTCTCGACGAGGGGTCGTAGCGCAGGCTCGCGAGCAGCAATGCGACCAAGCGCTTCATCATCCGTTGAAGGGGTCTTTGTTTTTCGTCCGAGGACGATTGGCTGTCCGAGCTTGACGTAGAAGAGCTCGCACATCTGGGCGGGCGAGCGTATGTTGATGGGTTCGCCAAGTACTTCTTCGATCCACGCTTGGCGCTCTGCGATTTGTGCCCGGACTTCTTGCCGGTACTGCGATCGGACGGATTCATTGATGCGAAGCCCTCGCTGCATGGTTTTAAGAACCGGCCACCAGAGGCGCTGCTGGAAGTCCTGCGGTGCACGGAGGCCGAGCTGGTCTACGAGGGGTTGAAGTGTGTCGTCCACCTCGTAGGTGATTACTGCGTCTTTGCAATTGTACCGCCAATACTGATCTTCCGGGATGGCCGGGTTCCATTCCTTACCCTCGTCCTTCCAGTATTCATGGAAGTCGCAATACATCGAGGATAGGTAGTCCAGACCCTTTGGCATGGTGGAGAAGCAGGAGTGCTGCGCAATCATCGTATCACGCACCAGCCGGGGGGTGAAGCCCCAATACCTGTCGATGTACTGCGCGTCGTAGTGGAAGTTCTGGCCAACGACCTTGGCGTTGGGATGCGTGAGAAGCTTCCAGACACGGTAGACAATCTCCGCCTCTTCCTCGGCTGTCCAGTACCCATCCGCCCGCTCAGTGCACATCAACGGGAGGCATATCGCATCGACCTTGGACCAGGCGATGCCAATGCAGGCGATGTGATACGCGCGGGTTTCAATGTCCACTGCGAGCTTGGTCGGGCCGGCGTCCACGAGGCGCTGAAGCAGATCGAGATACCGGCAGGCGGTGCGGAAGTCCGGTCGGAGTACGAAGCGGTACTCCGGGCGGTTTAACTCCCGTGTCTTTGCCATCGCTGCCGCCCGCCTCAGATCATGCACGACAATCCCACGCTTCTCCCAGGCCGCGTTGACGAACCCAGGTGGAAGCGTCGGCAGGACCTTTGGCTTGTACGGCAGGCCCAGCGGGAGGTCGCACTCCAGCATCGACCCGCGCCAGGAGGTTGCTGACCAGTGCCCGGTAAGCATCCAAAGCGCCACGTTGCCGAGCGCGATGATGACGTTCGGCTGGACCTGCTCGATTTCCCGCTGCAGCATCTGCATGTGGTCGCAGACCAGCGGGAGAACATGCCGGTCACGGGTGATGACGTGGGCTGGGGTACTGTCCTTCTTCTTGCTAGCGATCAGCGTGTCAACCACCCCCCCAGGCGGGCGGACCTTCAACGCCGAGGTGACATAGCAGAGGGAGCGCATGAGGCCTGCGTCCTTCAGCATATCGTTGAACGTGTGGCCGTTGCCGTCAGACAGCGCCGTGCCGTTACGCACATCCCCGTCGGAAGGGAACTCGGCCACGATCATGATGCGGGCTGGTGCTGGCCCAGAGGGGCGGATGAGGCTCATTGCAAGGTCGTCCAGGGTTGGTCGGTTGAGGTGCGGTAGGCGAGGATGCGCTTGCCCGCGTAGGTGGCTGGTTCCCACGGACGGTTAACGGCCCTCCAGACCGATTCCGCTTCATACCCGGAAACCAGTTGCCCCTCTGACACGCCTTCCAGGAAAAGCCATACCGCCAGCGCGAAAGGCTCTTCCTTCGGCTTATCCTCAATCAGCGCAATGGCCAGCACCGCGTAGTTGATCAGATCGTACAGCCGCCCGCGGATGGGTTCGCTCAGCTCGCCTTCCTCCCCCTTCTGGTTGTCCCGCACGAAGGTGCTGAACGAATCCCAGTGCTTGGCCATGTAAACGTGCAGGATGGTCAAGGGTTCCACCCCGGTCAACGCTGCATTGCGTCGGAAGTTGGCCAGTCGGTCCGCCGACCCGGCATATTCCCGACCTTTCAGCACGAGAATGTCCACGGTATCGCGCTGGATTTCCTTGCACAGCGCCTCGAAGTCAGTTTGATTCATGGCTCCACCTTTCAGGTCAACGAAGGGTTTTCAACCGCCTTCAGCTCCTGCGCGCGGCGGAGGCAGAGGCCGTAGTATTCAGGGTTCAGCTCCGTCACCACCGCAGTGCACTTGTAGGTGTGGGCTGCGGGGATCAGGGTGCCGGTGCCGCCGAAGCCGTCGAAGACGCGATCACCGGGGCGGACTGAGCGCTGCAGCAGGTTTTGGTACAGCGCGACGGGTTTCTGCGCACCGTGCGAGGTGTTCTTGTCCCCTTCGACGCTGATCACATCGCCGTAGATGTGGGTTACAGGCTTCTTCCCCTTGATCGCGTAGAGGATGGTTTCGTACTGGCGACGCGGGCCCTGGTCAGGCAAGGGGACGCGGCCGCTGTTGAGCTTATGCACGATCAGCGGAGTGCGGAAAACGTACCAGCCGGCGGCAAGCATCAGCGCCTTGAGGTGGTGGAAGTTGTCGAAATCGCAGAAGACGTAGGCGTGGGCTTGCGGCTTCGTGATCGCGTAGGACAGCGGCGCCCACTTACCCATCAGGATACGCCAGGATTCGAGGCTGTCATCGTAGTGATGCTCCACCCCGGTGAGCTTCCCGCCTGCATCCCCGAACTCATCAGCCCCCATACCATACGGCGGATCGGTCAGGATTACGTCGAACTTCTCCGCCACCGGACCTTCTGCAACCTTCGTCATGTAATCCAGGCAGTTGACGTTCAGGATCTGATGGGAGTCCGCGGTGAAGGTCGCTCCGACCAGCTTCGCCAGCTCCACGTTCTGCTTCGCCTGCTCCTGCTTTTTCAGGATCTTGAACGCTTCATCGACCGATTTTGCTTTCGCCACGTCCGGGTTGTCCAGGTGTTGCGCAACGATCAGCTCCTTGCGGACCTTCTCGCGATACGATCCGTCAGCCCGGCCGTGAATCTCCAGCGCAGTTTCCGTGACCGTGTGCTCCGGCAGCTCGGCAGCGATCTTCGCCGCGGCGGCTGGCACCTCCTCGATCGGCAGCGTCGCCAGGACAGCTTCGGCCTGCGCCCGCTTGACGCGGACTTGCATTTCGCGGAGTTCCTGCAGCTTGCGTGTCGCGTCCGCCCGCTCCTGCCACGTCAAGTCATTCCGGCGAATGTTCTCGTCAAGCTCGGCTTCGAACGCTTCAACCTCGCTCAACTCCCCCAGATCGGTGAACGGGATAACGCCGGCTTCCGCCGTGAAGAGCTGACCACCGCAGACAAAGCTCCCGCCCAAGGCGAAAATGTCGGAGATGACCTTGAGGCGTGTTTCGCCTGCCACAAGGACCAAAGCCCCGTTTTCCGTGCGAAGCACCGGGGGGTGGAGCAGCTGGGCATTGGGCCGTGCCGGGTCAAACTCGATCGACGCCTGCAGCTCAAGCATCCGCGTCGGGTCGAATTCTCGGCGCTGGCGGTTCGGTTTGATTGTGATCGCTGAGATGGGTGTGGTTTTCATGGTTTTGCGCCATGCGGCGGGGTTTGGGTGGAAATGCGGGGCCGGGCGGGCGGTTTTCCGGGCCGTGGTTGCATTCAATTGCCGGGGTGATAGGGTGATGACCCCCCGCCCCGGCGATCGCGCCACGGGCCGCTAATCTCCGGGCGGTTTTTGCCCTTCGGCCCCATAAGCTAAAAATGCCCCGTATAAGTCCGGGGCCACGACTCTGAAGGCGCTGAGAGGCTTAACCGGCCTTGGTCACACCGCGCACGTCGTTGTAGACCTGATCGGGCTCAGTGCCAGGACGCTGCGTGACCTTGATCTTGGCCAGACGGCCGGGGAACATCGCCATAGCGAAAGGCTGGCCAGGGACGTTCAGATCGGTGGCTTCGCGCAGACGGCCCAGGGCGACGTTCTTGCCCTTGCCCATGTCGAGGCCGTTGCCGGCTTCGTTCAGGTCGAGCATGACGCCTTGACGCACGGTCAGCTTGTCGCGGCCGGTCGCGGCCTTGGCGGCTTCGTCGTCGATGAGCCAAGTCACGTCCAGGCGCAGGCCGGAGGACAGACCATCGCGCGAGGCCCAGGTCTTGACTTCGGCGCTCTCGATGACTGCGAGGTATTCGCCTTCAGGGATCGGCAGGATTTTGGTGTCGTTGACTTCGGTAGTGGTGGAGTCGAACAAGGATGCGGGATCAAAGGTAGTCATTTTGGCAGTTTCCAGGTTGGTTGATGGGGCGGGTTGCGGCGGGATCAGAGCTGCCCCGGTTCTCTGCGCCGTGGGGGTATAGTGCGATGGTCGGGGGCAGGTGTCAACCCCCGCGGGTTAAGACTTCGCGACCGGCGCGGAAGGGGTGCCGCGGACGGCGGCGTCGCGAGCCTGCCACTTCTTGACGATCTGCGCGAAGCTCGGCTGGATGTCCTGGCTGACCGGGAGGTTACGGGTCTTGAGGTCAGCCATCGGGTTGGCCGTATCCCAATTCCACTTGGACCCCTGGCGGACGGTCAATATCACGTCGGAGAAGAGCGCGGGGATTTTCGGTGCGAGCTTGTTGCCCAGGGTGGACACCATGAGCTTGATCCCGCCGAGGACTTCGTCCTTCTCCCGCTCAACGTGGGCGAGCAAGAGGAAGTGGCAACGCATGTTGTTGCAGAGCTTGTTGAGCAGGGTTTCGACCTGCTGCTGGGCCAGGCCCCAATCCGGCATGGAGCGCACTGGCTTGCCGCCGATGACGCTGAGCATCGAAGCGGTGTTCACGCCGGTCAGGCCGTCGATGGCGACTGCACGGGTGGTGTCGAACTTATCCACCGGGCCGAAGGATTCGCCTGTGCGCTGGTCGGTGAAGTTGTTGAGCACTTCGTACAGCGAGCGGAACTGGTTGTACTTCGAGCGGTTGGTGTCCTGAAGCTTCGAGAGCATTTCCAGGCTCATGGTGTTGATCTTCGTCGCCACGTCGAGCAGTTCGGTGAAAGAGGCGTCCGGGGCCTTAACCGTGTGCCAGTGGAGGTTCGGCGGGACTGGCAGACCGCGATCGACCCAATAACCGAGCAGGGATTCCAGGCCGGGTTCCAGCGCGATGTAGAACACTTCGATCCCGGCATCGACAAGCGTGCCGATGGCGTGGGTTTTGCCGGTGCCGGCTGGTCCCATGAGCAGGCAATTGAAGCCGGGGAGGCCGGCGGCTGGTGCCGGAGCGGTGGCTGGTGCAGGGGTGGTGGTC